GGCGGCTGGACGGAGCGCCCCCAGAAGGACACCCGCACCCCCGCACAGAAGCGTCGAGACGCGCCAGATCACCCCTGCAATGTGCCAGAGCGGTATGTTCCGACCATAGTCGAGGACATGCTGTTGAGCGCCTACAGGACGCTACGCCTCGACGCGCACGACTTGGAAGAGCTTATCGGCTCCAACCCTGACGGCCTCACCGAGCAAGACCTGAAGCGGCTCGACAAGGCCCTAGTGCTGATGAAAGCCGGGTTCAAGGTCGTCAAGAAGGTGCTGCGCGCCCACGGCTACACGGAGCGCGTCACTCCACGGTTTGAACTGTCCAGCGGGAGGGATGAAGGATGAGCGACACTCACACCGCAGCGGAATGGATCGACATCCTAACCGCCCGCATCGCCACCCTTGAGGCGGCACTAGCGAGGATTGAGGGGCGTTCCCGGCATTGGGCGGCGGTGTTCGCCAATTCGGAGGCCACGGAGGCGCGGTGGATGGAAATCGCTAGATGGGCCAGACACGTCCTCCCCGCCCCACCCCACACAGGATCGGAGGGGGGAGCGTGAGTTGGGCTGGTGCAGCCGTGGCGCTGTTCCAGTGCGGGCCGGGCTTCGTTCGGTTCTGGCTGGATGAACTCATGGAGATGGTGATGGCTGAAAGCGCAGAGACAGGACACTACTGATGACCCCCACCCCCACCCAGGAAGAAGCGGTCGCGAGGGCGATCATGCATGACGATTGGTCTGGGACGCGGACATGGGAGGCGTCGGTCCCCTCCCTTCGTGAACGCTATCTCGACTTCGCCCGCGCCGCCATCGCCGCCTATGAAGCCTCCAAGCAATCAGGGTCCATCGGGTCAACGGGTGCGCCGCATTCTCCCGCCGATGGTTTAGCGCCGAGTAGGGAGGGGCACTCGGCTGATGCAAGCCCCTCCGCTGAACCCCGCGCCTTGGTTGAGGACCTTCGTGGCATGTTGAGAACGGCTCTTTCGGCGTGTGAGGACTATCTGGACAAACCCGCTCCTATCCTTCCCGCTACGGGCGGCGACGTTCACGCGCTCTACCACACTCCCATCCCTCCCGCGCCCTCGGTTGCTGCGTATGACGTGATCACGGAGCGGCGGCGGCAAGTGACCGCCGAGGGTTGGACGCTTGAGCATGACGACGCCCAAGCCGCCGGGGAGTTGGCGGCGGCGGCGGCTTGCTATGCTCTCGGCAGCAAGTTGCCGGTTTGGCCATGGCATGCCAAGTGGTGGAAGCCCTCTCGCCCCCGCCGCAACCTCGTCCGCGCAGCCGCATTGATCATTGCCGAGATTGAGCGGCTGGACCGCGCCAACGCGAGGACTCCAACATGAATCCGACCATCCCTCCCGCGTCCCACGCCTACAATGGCCAAACCCTCTTCAAACTGTTCCACGGCTATCAGAACGAACTGGCCCTCACAGAACTCCCAAAGTGGGAGGAACAGGCTCCGTGGGAACAAGCCGCATGGGAGCGGCTGGCGTCCGCCCTCTCCCTCGCCCGCGACCGCCCCCACGCCTACGCGGTGACGGAGGAATATGTGTTGGTCCCGCGCGAGGCGACGGAGAAAATCCGAGAGGCCCTGTTTAGCGACGAAGGTGGCGACGCCGGACAAATCTGGGAGCGTGCCCTCACCGCCGCCCTCTCCACCCCCACGCTAAAGGAGCCGGGATGAGCGCGCCGGGGCCGGGCGTCCGATACCTCCTCGCCACTCCCGAACTCCTGGCGCTGGTGGAGGCGGCGAAGGCTTGGGGTTCGCTCATGGCCGACGCCGAGGACAACGGCGTCAGGCTCCGCACACAACCACTTGACCGTGGCTTGGCCCTTAATCGCGCCGCCCTCGCCCTCGCCCGCCTCCATGCGGCGGGCTCCTAGCCCTCTCTTGTGCGCCTCTTCGTCACCCTCCTCATGGCCTTCTGCCTTCTCTTCGCCCTATATGGCTTCTGGACCCTCCTATGACCGCTGGTGCCTCCAACTTCTCGCAAGTGACCCCCAACTTCCCCACCGCGTGGGACTCCACCATGCTGGGCACGTTCAAAGAGTGCCCGGCCAAGTTCTACTACCAGCACATTCTCGGCTTCCAGCCTCCCGGCTCCAACATCCACCTCCACTTCGGCCAACTCTTCCACAAGGGCAAAGAGCACTACTACCACTTCCGCGCCGAGGGCCTCGACCACCAATCCGCCCTCAACGAAATGGTGGAGAAGATGCTCGAAGAGTCAGGCACACGGGACGCCACCGGCGCGTTCCAACCCTGGTCCACCGCCGACCACCCCGACGCCAACATCAAGAACCGCCAAACCCTAATCCGCTCCCTCGTCTGGACCTGCGAGGACGAGCGCAATCTCCCCTTCACCACCTACATCCTCGCCAACGGCAAGCCTGCCGTGGAACTCTCCTTCCGCTTCCAGCCCTTCGAAGTTGGCGGCGAGCCGGTGACCTTCTGCGGCCACCTGGACCGCCTCGTGACCACCCCCGACGACCGCACCTGGGTCCAAGACCACAAGACCACCAAGCAAGCCCTCTCGGCCACCTACTTCCGACAGTTCTCCCCCCACAACCAATTCTCCCTCTACACCATCGCGGGGAAGGTGGTGCTGGACGCACCGTGCCAAGGCGTCCTGGTCAGTGGCGTCCAAATCGGCGTGAACTTCACCCGGTCAGCCCTCCACCAAGTGCCCCGCCCCGAAGCGGTCCTCACCGAGTGGCTCCATGACGCGAAGCTCTACATCGAAGCCGCCTACACCTACGCCCGGGCCAACCACTGGCCCATGAACGACAAGTCCTGCGGCAACTACGGGGGCTGCCCCTTCCAACGCGTGTGCGCCGTGTCCCCTTCCCACCGGCCCCAATGGCTCACCGCCGACTTCACCACCTTCGACTGGAACCCCCTAGTGATCCGAGGAGACATCTGATGGCCGCCGTAGAGGTCAACCTCCAAACCGCTGTCGCGGTCACCGATAGCAACGACGGCCCGGAGCTAACCATCACCATCCGAGGCGTGCCCCCCTCGTGAAGATAGCAACCCCCCTCGCGGAACTTGTGCCCGAACTCTTCATGCTCCGCACCGCCCACCACCCAATCCCCGCCACCTGCTCCGCCCTCACAGGCTCACAGGCTCACAGGCTCACCCCTCACCCCAAAGGAACCTGTCACTAATGACCCAAACCATCAACCTCAACCACAACGGCTTTTTCAACTCCTTCCGCGTCCTGCCGGGGCTGACCCCCGGCAAGCTCCGCCTGGAGTCCCACGATGGCAAGGTCTCCATCTCCCTCCCAGCCAACCTCTTCCCCTTCCTCAAAGTGGGCTGCAACGACCCCATCGTGACCATCTTCGCCACCCTCCCCGAGGTGGTGGAGGTGGCCGACACCCTCGACCACCTCCCCGGCCTCCCGCACCTGGGCCGCGCCCAATGACTACCCACCCCGACACTCTCACCCCCCACGGTGCTGGCCGCCGTCTCTACCCGGCCCTCTTCGAGTGCGCCGTGTGCTTGGACCACAAGCCCGAGCGGGTCCTGGACCCCCACGCCTCCTCCATCGTGGCCCACCCCGTGTGCACCCTCTGTGCCCCCTTCGTCCTCTCCATCGCCGAAGCCCGAGGGCTCCTTCCATGACTCTCACTCCTGACCAACTCCGCGCTAACATGGAGCGCGCAATGTCCCCGCGCGAGAACCCCCTCCACCCCATGTTCCGCGATCACAACTGCTCCGGTTGCGCTTCCGGTGAGCGCCCCTGTCGGGAGGGCAACCCCTCCCGCTGCTCCTGGCCCCACGCAAGAAACGGCTAACCCATGCCGAGCCTCGCCGAACACCACTCTACCTCCATCGTGAAGCTCCTCAACATCGGGGAGTCGAAGACTGGCAAAACCGGCGCGCTGGCCTCGCTGGCCAAGGCCGGCTACAACCTCCACATTCTCGACTACGACAATGGCCTGGACATCCTCGCTAACGTCCTCCGTCCCGATCCCGCGGCGTTGGCCCGTGTCTCCTACGCCACCCTCCGCGACACCATCACCACCGTCAACGGCCTCCCGCGCCTCAAGTCCCCCGTCACCGCCTACAAGCGCGCGGGCCAGACCCTCCAGGAGTGGAACGCCACCTCCTTTGGCCCCAACGACATCATCGTCCTCGACACCCTCACTACCTTCTCCGAGGCCGCCTTCTCCGAGGGCCTAATGATGGCGGGCCGCCTGAACCAACGCCCCCAACTCCAAGACTACGGCTGGATGGCCGACTCCGTAATGCTCTTCCTCGAAATGGTGACCGGCCCCGAGTTCGCCTGTCACCTCATCGTCAACACCCACATCCGCTACTTTGCCGGCGATGAGGAGGACCAAACCAAGGCCCGGGGTCTCCCAAACGCTAAAGGCCAAGAGGTCCCCCGCACCGTCTCGCGCTTCTTCAACACAGTGGTCCTCACGCGCAGCATGGGCTCCGGCCCGGCCACCAAGCGCCTAATCTCCACCCAGCCCCAAGGGGTGATCGAGGTCGCCACCTCCTCCCCCACCACAGTCAAGCCCTCCTATACGGTGGAGGAGGGTCTTGCCCCACTGTTTGCGGACATCCTCGGACACGGGCCAACACCAACCACCGGAGAACCAACCTCAAAGGAATAAGCAATTGGCACTCGACTACTCCAAATACCTCAACGTCAAACTCTCCGATATCAAGGACCCGCCCGTCCCGCCGGTGGGCCACTACGGCGCTACCATCCGTTCCTGGAAAGCTCGCACCGTGGATTACAAACAAGGCGCCGGCGAGCAACCCGTGGCCACGCTCTACTTCTCCATCTCCCACGAGGGGGAGGATGTCGAGCAGCCCCTCCCCGAAGGGGTCATCGGCCTCCTCGTGGACAACGACTACGACCTCGCGGACCCCCGCGCCCTGCGCGGCCTCGGTATGGCCATCCTCGGCGAGTCCGCCAAGGGCCTGGAACTCGGTGATGTCCTTAACTCCATCGTGGGCCACGAGGTCACTCTCTACATGACCACGCGGATGGGCAAGCCGGGCACCGCCGCGGAGGGGAGGGTGTTCCCGAACGTGAACAAGGTCATGGTGGCGCAGTAACCACTCACTCCATCACCGGCTCGCCCCAGTAAGGTGGGCCGGTGAGAGGGGGAGGGGCCTGAACCCCCCGTCGTGCCCCTCCCTCTCACCTTCTCCGAAGCTCACAAGCTAACAGGCTCACCTCATGTCCACCATAGACGAAACCCTCAAGGTCCGAGGAGGCGTTCACGGCGACTGGCCACTCCAAGCCGCCGTGGCCGACAAGCTCGCGGGCGCACTTGGCACTGGTGAGCGGTGGGACGCGCTCACCCCCTCCCAACGCCAAGCCCTCCTGATGATTGCCACCAAGCTCGCCCGCATCGTGTCTGGCGACCCCAACCACGCCGACCACTGGCACGACATCGCCGGGTACGCCACGTTGGCCCACGATCAACTCATGCCCTCCAAGGGCGATAAGTGAGCCTCACGTTCGGCCCCCCAGTCCCCTCCTCCGGCCCACGCCGCGCCAAGCTCATGGTCGTGGGCGAGGCCCCGGGGGACGAGGAAACCTGTGCGGGCAAGCCCTTTGTCGGCCCCTCGGGCCACGAGTTGCGCCGAATGGCGGCGACCGTGGGCCTCGATCTCGCCTCCGCGCGGATCACCAACGTGTTCTCCCGTCAGCCAGCCCAGAACTCCCTGGCACTTTTTGGCACCGAAGGCCCACCGGCCCCCGGCCTGCCCACGGCCCTCGGCCCCCTAACCACCGCCCCACGCACCTTCCTCTCCCCGGAGCACGAACATGAGATTATCCGCCTACATGCGGAGGTTGCGGAGACGCAGCCCAACCTTTTACTCCTTCTTGGCAATACGGCATCTTGGGCGTTTGGATTGGGTCTGGGCATCAAGGCCCTTCGCGGCACGTTACATAGCGTTGACCTCGGCCTCCCTCGCCCTATCAAATGCCTCCCAACCTACCACCCCGCGGCCATCATCCGCCAGTGGGACCTCCGCGTCATAGCCATCGCCGACCTACAGAAGGCAGCCAATGAAATCCCCACCCCCGACCTCACCTTCGACAACACAACACTCTGGCTCGCTCCTACGGAGGAGGATTTACTGGAGTTTGACAATCTACACATGTCCCACGCGACGCTTTGTGCCGTGGACATCGAAACTAAGCGCGGGCAAATCACTTGCATATCCTTCGCACCAACCCCTGAACATTCACTGGTCATTCCTTTTTGGATCGAAGATGCTTCACCTTCTTATTGGCCTTCGATTGAAGCCGAACGGCGGGCTTGGGGGTACGTGATAAAGTGGATGGAGCGTCCCGACCTCACCAAAGTGTTCCAAAACGGCCTGTACGACCTCCAGTACCTCCAACACTACTGCCGCCCGCAGTCCTGCACCGAGGACACGATGCTCGCCCACCACTCCCTTTTCAGCGAACTCCCCAAAGACCTCGGCTTCCTCGGCTCCATCTTCGCCAACGTCCCGGGATGGAAGAAGATGCGAACCTTTAACAAGTCCGAAATCTTCAAGAGGGACGATTAAATGGCCACCCGACCCAAGGGCATTGGCTCGCCCGCCTTCCCGTGCCCCACCTGCGGTATCGGCATGAACGTCCTCGACACCCGCCCACGCGCCGACGGCTACCTCTACCGCCGCCGCGCCTGCCCCGTCTGCGGCTTCCGCCTCACGACTGCCGAACTCCCCACCGACCACCTCCCGCCCGCCGATCCCTTGGCCGCCATCCTCCCCCGCCTGTTCGCCATCGCGGACCTCATCAACCCCCTACGGAGCCCGGAATGACCACTGATCCTGCCCACTCCTACATGGATCGTATCCAACAAAACTTTCCCGATGCTCGGATCACCATCCGTCGCTACGACCAGCCTCGCCAGTTCATCACCGTGGAACTCTCCGACCACCAGTGGAACGAGAGGCCCGTCCGCGTGGAGTTTGCGGACGACATCCGCTACATCCCCGACGATATGCTGGCATACAACACCCACTGGCCCACGCCCGAAACAGTCTTGGAGGCCATTTATCACCTCCTCCAAAAAGAGCGACCCAACTTTCACAAGGTGACTTCGGAATGACCTCCCCCAACCACTACCCCGAACTCTATGTGATCCGCGACGCCAAGGGCTTCGTCACCGCCTGCTCCGCCAACCACGACGCGCTGGCCCGAGAGGCGGCTCGGGTCAACGCCCAGGCCCCCCTCCGCGTCTGGCGATGGGTCCGCACCACCGAGGCTGACTCCTCCCTGGGCCCCGTCAACGGCTGGCGGCTGCGGGAGGAGTTCGCTTGGTCCGCCTGATCCAATCCCGCGACCTGCCGGCCCTCCTCGACGCCAAGGCCCTCGACAAGAACTTCCTCCACTGGGCCTACAATGCGCTCGACTCCGCGGTGACCCTCCGCATCCACCATCAACTCTCCGAACTCCTCGCGAAGAGTGAGCCCGCCTCCCGCGCCTATTCCTTCACCCGCTCCATGCAAGGCCCCGCCCTGGCGATGATGAACCGGGGCGTGGCCATCCAACAAAAGGTTCGCGCCGATGAAACACTCCGGTATCAGGCTATTCGAGAAAGAGCCCAACGGCTATTGGACACGCTTGCCAACGCCGTTTGGGGTCCTGAACATTACATGGTCACCGAGAAGACTGTGGAAACCTGGACCCCGGTGGGCAAACGCGGCCAACCTCTTCAGCCCCGGACTCGGGTGGTCCGCACCTCCACCCCCGCCGTCCGACCCCTCGGCCTGAACGCCGCCTCGTCCAAGCAGGTCCTCGCGTTCTTCAACATCGCCTTGGGCCTCCCGGTGATGTACGAAATTCGCAAGACGGCCCACGGCCACGAGCGCACGCCCTCCGCCAACGACAAGGCCCTGCTCAGTTGGTCCAAACTCCTCCTCCGGGGCCCCGGCATCCACCCACGCGACCGCTCCGTGCCCGCGGTGCGCCTCGCTGCCCCATTCGTCTCCCTCATCCTCACCATTCGGGACGCGGACAAGATGTTGGGTGTGCTGCGGAGCCCCCTCGACCCCGACGGGCGGATGCGCTGCTCCTACAACGTGGCGGGAACCGAAACCGGCCGTTGGTCCTCCTCCAAGAACGTCTACGGCCGAGGCACCAACCTCCAAAACATCACCGCCTCCATGCGGCGAATGTTCTGTGCCGACGACGGCTACCGTATGATCTCCACCGACCTGGAACAAGCTGAGTCTCGCGTAGTGGCCGGCCTCATCTGGGCCGCCACCGGCGACGACACCTACTGGCGAGCCTGTGAGAGTAGTGACCTCCACACTCAGGTCGTGATGATGGCCTACCCCGAACTGGCCTGGACCTCGGACCCGCAGTCCAACCGCGCCATCGCCGACCAGCCCTGCCCTGACATCCCAACCTACACCTACCGGGATCTCGCCAAGCGCCTGGGCCACGGGACCAACTACTGGGGCTCCGCCTTCGGCATTGCCCAACAAGTCGGCGTCCCGGTGCGCATCGTGGAGGGCTTCCAGCGCCGATACTTTAGTGCCTTCCCCGGCCTCACCCTCTGGCACAACTCCATCCGCGACACCCTCCGCGCCACGCAATACCTTATCACCCCCCTCTCCCGCCCGCGCTACTTCTTCTCCCGCCCCTGGGAAGACTCCACCCTCCGTGAGGCCATCGCCTTCGTCCCCCAATCTACCGTGGCCGACCTGCTCAACCGCGTGATGCGGGCCACCTACCTCTCCTCCCTCACCCAACCCCCCGCCGAACGCATCCAACTCCTCCTCCAAAACCACGACGCCTTCGTCTGTCAAGCCCCGCTCTCCCGCCCACTCCCCTCCGTCATTGACCACCTCAACTCCCACTTCCTCGCGACCGACATCCCCTTCACCCGTGCGGGCGTGACCCGCACTATGAACATCCCCGGTGAGTTTGTCACCGGCTTTAACTGGGCCTATAAGGCAGGAGATAACCCCGATGGGCTCACCAAGTGGAAAGGGTCAGACACCCGCCACCGTACCGAAGCCGCCCGCACCACCCCAGCCGACTGGCTCTCCCGTCGCCTCTGAGGGTCCGCGGCCAAGTGGCATAATCGCCGACTATCTTGACCTAACCCACTCCCTCCCATCCCCCCACATCTTCCGCCTGTGGACCGCCATCCACGCCGTGGGGGCCTGCGTCGAGCGCCGAGTGTGGACCAAGGCGGGCGCGCTCACCTTCTACCCCAACCTCTTCGTCTTCCTCGTTGGCCCCCCAGGGGTCGGCAAGACCGTCACCCTCGACATGATGATGCCACTGGTCCGCAAGTCCCAGGCGGTGACCCTCGCGCCCAACGACTGCACAAAGCAGGGCCTTCTCGACGCCTTGGCCAACTGCGGCAAGGCGGTCATCCTCAACCACATCCCCTTCGACTTCCACTTCCTGGACCTCAACATCAGCGAGTTGTCCAATTTCATGTCGAAGTATGACGGCGAACTCGCGGGGCTGTTAACGGCTCTCTACGACTGCCCTCCGTTCAACGACGAGGTGAAGCGCACCCACGACAAGGGCAAGATGATCCCCTTTCCCGGCCTCGCCATGATAGCCGGCACCGCCACCCACAACCTCGGCAACACTATCTCCGACGCCATGTGGGGGAGCGGCTTCATGGCCCGGGTCATCCTCGTCTACAGTGCCGACAAGGTAACCCCCGAGGATATGTTCGCCGAGGTCGAGTCCCACGACTCCCTGGCCGCCAAGATCACCGTCAACCTCCACCGCCTGGGCGAAATGAAAGGCCCTCTCATCTGGTCCCCCGACGCCCGCTCCGCGATGAACACATTCCGCAAAGAGGCCGAAACCACCGCCCCCCTGCACAACCGCCTCGCCCACTACGGCACCCGGCGTTGGATACACCTCGCCAAACTCGCCATGATCGCGGCCCTAAGTGACCTCCGCTACCATGTCGAGTTCCACGATCTCCAACTCGCCCACCACTGGCTCACATCCGCCGAGGAGTTCATGCCCGAAATCTTCAAAGACATGATCTCCCATGAGGATGGCCAAATCTATGAGGAGCTTCGGACCGCGATGTGGGTCAAGAGCCAGTCCACAGGCCGCCCAGTTTCCGCCGCCGAGATCACCTCCTGGCTTTCGTCCCGCGTCTCCGTCCACTCCGTACAGCGCATCTTCGCCGTGGCCCTCGCAGCCGACCACTTCCGCCGAGTAGCCGGCACCGTGGGCGATGACGCGCTCTACATCCCGCAAATGGGCGGCCTCCGCAACCTGGGCCGCATCTGATGGCCCGTCACTCCACCCTCGACATCGAAGCCCTCCGCGTCCTCGCCGCCAAGGGCCTCACTTCCCACAACATCGCCGAGATGTGGGGTAAGACGGAGAACCACGTTCGCACCTACGCGCGCGCCCACGGCATCCACCTCGTGAACATGACCGGCCCGCGGAAGAAGAAGAAGGCCAATCCCCTGGACCCACCACCACCGTTCATAAAAGATGGGCCAGTCACTCCGGCTCTGGAGCGGCTGGCCCAATTTGACTCTATCGCCCGAGCGGCCCTAGACCGCCGCTTGGGCCTCCGACCCTCACAACGCAGCGACGAGGGCGATGATGGCCTTAAGTGACAACTCGGGCATCCCCTTCACAAAGTCCAGCCCGGCCACCTCCGCCCCCTGCACCACAGCCTGCAACAGGTCATCCGGGTTCCCGGAGGTGACATCCTTCTGCACCCGCTGGATGATGGGCTTGAGGTTGGAGTAGTTGGCCGGAAGTATCTGGCCCAAAAGGGCCGCGCCGTCGTTGATCAGAACGTGGGCCTCGGCGACCACTTCTCCCTTCACGAACCCCCACGCCTTTAGCAGCAGGGCCTCGATGTCCACCTCAATAGTGCTGAGAATACTCATGGTGTGGGCTCTGAAGGGGCTGAGGTGTGAGTGGTCCCGGTCATGGTCAGCGCTCCCGCTAGCGCCCCGAGGATGAACGTCATCGCCGTGGCGTTCGACTGCGGGATCGGCATGAACATCATACACGCTCCCAGTCCCCCCATAATCACCAGCGCGCCGCCACTTAGCAACGCCTGGGCAGATGGTTTTGGCAAGCTCAACACACTTGTCTCCTATGCCTTGTAGAAGGAGTGATGGTAAATATCGCAGACATGGGCCTCCTCCGTCGCCCACACTGGATCGCTCACGTCACGATTGCAGTAGAGGAGTGTCCGAGGCTCGGCGTCGAGCAAGCGTCCCGCTGGCCCCCACGCGAAGCTCGATCCCCGCTTGCCGCTCTCCACGGCCGCGAGGCAGTCCTCCCACACCGCACTCTCCTGCGCCACAGGTAGCAACCGCAGGGCCTCCTGCATGGCCCCCGCGGGAGTGGAGTGTATCCGCGTGTAGGTGTGGCCCACCATCGTGAAGTAGAACGCGGAGAACTGGTCGTACTTCAACACCGTACCGGGCACCGTGCCGTTCGACTCATAGTGTTCCGCCATCCGGTTCCACACCACCCTGGCCACCGCCACTTTCCCCTCCAGCGGCTCACCCCGCGCCTCGGTCCACACACAAAGCGCCAATAGGTCCTGGTCGGTCATCCTGCCACCCAATTCGTCCCGTTCCACTTCGCCATGCACTCGGTGGTGGACCCTCCAGTAAGGGTCGCGTTCCATGTGGGGGAGGAGGCGTCGGTACACCACGCGATGGCCCCCGCTGGCAACCCACCCAGCCCGCTGATGTATGTCAACTGTGCCACTGTGAGAGCGGGCAACAGCGGCATCCCATACTTGTTGATGACCGGGTTAAGACCCACCGCCAGCGCATAACCCCCCATCGCAGTAACCAACCCAGGACTCACCTGTATTCCCGCCTGGGGCAGCGGGCTCGCCGCGTACACGGGGTTAATCATCGTGAACCCCGTGCCGTGGGCGGTGTTCAGCACACTCGTGTCAGCCGTGAAGGCCGTGGGCTGTGTCCCGGCGAACAACCCCTGCTGCACGATTGCGGCGTTGGTCACAGCTCCCCCACTCACCGTCAACACCTGGATAATCGCCGGAACGTAGGTGCTCGCGGTCCCATTAGAGTTCACCAACCGGATGAGGTCCCCCACCTGATACCCACTCCCCCCCGACCCGATCTGGTTCGCCACCGGGGAGTTGGTGTTGGTCACGATGAACTGCCGACCGGAGTAGGCCCCACCCGTGGGCGTACACCCGATCATCGGCAGCCCGGGGTCCGCCACGCCAAACCCCCAGGTCGCCGTCTCACTCCCAGCCGTAACATTCGTCGCCACCGCCGCGCCGAGGGCGTAGTAGACCAAGGAGTTAGATGCGTTCCGGCCCAGGATGTGCAGCTTCCCCTGGGCGGTGTAGAGTGACCCACCACTCGGCACCGCGAGGGTGGAGATGGTGATGTCCCCCGGCTGGCCGTTCCCTTGCACGATGAGGTCGGACGCTCCACCACTAGCCCCCCGCACCACCAACGCATACTGTGAGGGATCAGTACCGATCACCGAGGTCCCCGCCAGCGTGGTCGCCCCATCCACGTTCAACGTGGACTCGAAGTCCACCGCGCCCCCCACGTTCAGCGTCCCGGTGATGTTCAGG